TTTAGATAACGAAGCAAACGAGATTCAACAACTAGATTTAGACTTAGGCGTTGAGCAACCTCCACAAGAAGAACCTACTTTACCAGACAAGTACCAAGGTAAAAGCTTGGAACAAGTCGTACAGATGCACCAAGAAGCCGAAAAGCTTTTAGGTCGTCAGTCTTCAGAAGTAGGAGAGCTTCGTAAGGTTGTAGATGACTACATTACTAGTCAAACAGAACAACCAGCACCTCAACAAAAGACCGTTGAGCCTGAAGACGATATAGATTATTTTACGGACCCTCAAGCAGCCGTTAATCGTGCTATTGAGAACCATCCTAAGATTAAAGAAGCACAGGAGTACTCGACGCAATACAAAAAACAAGCGTCACTGGCAGTACTCCAAAATAAACATCCTGACATGCAAGACATCCTAAAAGATGATAAGTTTGCAGAATGGATTAAAGCTTCTAAAATTAGGACTCAGTTGTTTGTAGAAGCTGACCAACATTACAATGCTGACGCTGCTGACGAACTTTTTTCTTTATGGAAAGAACGTAAGACAGTAGCAGACCAGACTGCACAAGTTGAAAAACAAGCAAGAAGGCAGCAAATTAAAGCAGCTAACACAGGTAACGCACAAGGTAGTGCTGAAGCAACTCGTAGAAAAGTTTATCGTCGGGCCGACATTATTAAACTAATGAGAACAGACCCAGACAGATACCAAGCTTTATCAGAAGAGATTCTAAAAGCGTATTCAGAGGGTCGAGTTAAATAACTAATTTGGAGATTACCCAATGGCTACAGCTACTTATCCTGGTGCTAGTGGAAACACGGCACTAACAGAAGCAGCAACTTTTGTACCTGAAATATGGTCCGACGAAATTATTGCTGCTTACCAAAAAAACTTAAAGATGGCTCCTCTTGTCAAAAAAATATCAATGTCAGGCAAGAAAGGAGACAAGCTACATATTCCTAAGCCCACTCGTGGTGACGCAAATGCGAAAGCTGCCGATACAGCAGTAACTATCATTGCTAACACCGAAAGCGAACTCACGATTGACATTAATCGACACTTTGAATACTCAAGGTTGATTGAAGACATCGTTGAAGTTCAAGCACTCAGCAGCTTACGTCAGTTTTATACTGAAGACGCTGGGTACTCACTCGCTGTTAGAGTCGATACTGACTTACACTCAGCAGGTACTGGCTTTGGTAACGGTGGTGCAATCGTACACACTGGTTCAGTAGCTCCTACTGACTATCAACACACAGGTTGTTTCTTTAACGACGGTGGTACAACAACTCAGTATACAGACGACACAGCGGTTGCTGCTGACGTTTTTTCTGACGCTTTTTTCCGTGACATGATTCAAAAACTGGACGACAACAATGTTCCCATGGAAGAACGTGTTCTTGTTATACCTCCTTCTGTTCGTAAGACGATTATGGGCATTGACCGTTATGTGTCTTCTGACTTTGTTACAGGTCAGGCTGTTCAGTCAGGTCTTATTGGTAACTTGTACGGTGTTGATGTTTATGTATCTGCTAACTGCGCTACTATAGAAGCAGCAGGTGACAACACAGCGTCTTCTATCGACACTCGTGCTGCTATGCTTTTCCACAGGGATGCTATTGTCCTTGCAGAGCAACAGTCAGTACGCTCTCAAACCCAGTACAAACAGGAATACTTGTCTACTCTGTACACGGCTGACTGCCTGTACGGTGTTCAGGTGTATCGTCCTGAAGCTGGTTTCGTTCTCGCTATTGCTGAGTAACGGATTTAAAGGGGGTCTTAACAGGCCCCTTTTTCCCTATATACTACTGCAAAGGGAAGTTAATTAATGGCAACAACAATTAAATTAAAAAACGGATCAGGTGTACCTGCTGCTAGTAGTCTTGTCCAAGGTGAGCCTGCAATAGACCTAACCAATAGACGTTTGTACACAGAAAACTCTAGTGGTTCAGTTATTGAAGTAGGTAATAATCCTTCTGTTTTATCTATTGCTGGAACAACAGTTACGTCTACCGCAGCAGAGCTTAATATTTTAGACGGTGTAACCGCAACTGCTTCAGAACTTAATATTCTAGACGGAGTTACTTCTAGTACAGCAGAATTAAACATTTTAGACGGAGTAACTGCTACAGCGTCTGAGTTAAATATCTTAGACGGAGTTACTTCTTCTACAGCAGAACTTAATATCTTAGATGGTGTTACAGCAACGGCTTCTGAATTAAACGTGCTAGACGGTGTTACGGCTTTTGTTGATGAAGACAACATGGCCTCTGATAGTGCAACTTCTATTCCTAGTCAACAATCTGTAAAAGCTTACGTACAGTCTCAATTAGGAACAGGAGGAGGTTCAGTAAGTTTTGCAACTTTAGATGTAACTACAAATTTACAAGTACCAGACGGAACAACAGGTAATAGACCAGGAAGCCCTAGTGTTGGTAATTTTAGATACAACACTACTACAGGAGGTTTTGAGGGATATAGTGCTGACGGTTGGGGTGAGATAGGAGGCGGTGGCGCTAACCTTACTACAAATAATTTTACTGGAGACAACAGCACTACAGCGTTTACATTAGGAATAGACCCTAGTGTAGAACAAAATACATTTGTGTTTTTGGACGGTGTATACCAACAAAAAAATACTTATTCTACCTCTGGAACAACTTTAACTTTTAGTACGGCTCCTCCTACTGGAGCATCTATAGAAGTTATGAGTATGACTGCTACAAATAGCATTGTTGGTACTGTTTCTGATAATGCAATTACTACAGCCAAAATATTAGATTCAAACGTCACCGCAGATAAGCTTGCAACCGACGCTGTAACTACAGTCAAAATATTAGATGATAATGTAACAAGTGCTAAACTTGCACACGCATTAGATATTGTTACTTCTGTAACTGTAGGCGGTGCGTCAAACGGTGTGGCTATTTCTAACGGTAAAATCGAACTAAAAAATAGTGGTACAGTATCAAAGCTTGATTTCTTTTGTGAGTCTTCTAATGCACATTATGTAAGGCTACAAGCTCCTGCACACGCTAATTTTGCTGGTAATGTTGTCCTTACGTTGCCTCCTAATGACGGTGATTCAGGACAATTTCTATCAACTAACGGAAGCGGTGTAACCTCTTGGGCTACAGTTACTTCTATATCCACTAGTAAAGTATTCTTCATGGGGCAATTATAATGACAGTTAAAGCAGATGGTGTAGATTTATCAGCAACTACAGCCGCAAACGTAGGACAAGCAGGATCAAGTGGTGGTACTTATTCGGTTACTATTACCAATAGATCGACTAGCGGAGTAACCGTAAGGCTTGGGCTTGGAACATCTAGTGCAACTTTTCAAGACGCAAGATATATTTTATATGATGAGCCTCTTGCAGCTAAAAGTTCTTTAACTTTTTCACCAGTAGTTGCTGAAGCAAGTGATTATATAATAGCTTATAGTTCGGCTGCTTCAGTTAATGCTATAATGATGGGACATGATGAATAATGGCTGGCTTAACGAAAACTAAAAAAGAATCAAGAGCAAGTAATCTTTTAACAGATCCAACTTTATTTCCAATATATCATGGAAATAGCAGTGCTGGCCCATATATTAATACAGGTTTTGTCGCGCAACGAACCGCTATTGACTCAACATTTTTTGGCGCTCAGCCTTTTATGGGAAGCTACGCTACACAATCATCAGGTAATTATACAACTGTTTTAAATTATACAAACCTTACTTATCCAATTATTATTGGAAATGTTGTGACCAGTTATTATAACGGTAATTCAACTTATAAAATAAAGTTTACTGTTGATGGCGTAGAAACGATTATTGAACCAGCTACCGCTTTTCACGGCAGATTAATTTGGGGCGCACAAAATGTAGATTCAAAAGGTATGACGGTGAATCAGTATAATTCTTACGGATATGGAATGAGATATATGCACCCATACGCAGGAGAATATGGGGCTTATCAAGGATCAACAGGAAAAAGTGTTTCAGTGGCTAGACAAGTTTTGGAACACCCAATGGATATGTACGTTCACGGCTTTCCAGTATTACTTGTAGAAAAAAGTATAACGATTCAGACATATTGTTCTAATCTATATAACAATACTTATTATAATTATTCATTTGTAAATTGGGCTAATCTTAAAGGATTTTAAAATGAAAAGAGAAAATATTACAAAGCCAGATAAAGACCCAGTTCACGGTGATTGGATAAAAGATACTTTTGATGACGGTTCTATAATGGAGCATGAGTTTCACGATCCAATAGTAATTACAGAAGAAGAAAAAAAAGAAAACGCTAGGGATTGGAGAAACATGGAGTTAGGTGCTACAGACTTCATTTCAACTGTCACCGACCATCCAGATCATTCTAAATACAAAACTTATCGGCAAAAACTAAGAGATTGGCCCAGCACTTCAGATTTTCCTGATACAAAGCCAGAGTTGGGGAGTTAATAGATGGCTCTAACTAAAGTTAAACTAATAGCGGACGACGCTGTAACGCAAGCAGCAATAGCTGACAACTCAGTAGACATAGCAAGACTAGCTGTGTCTGACGGCTCCAATGGACAGTTTTTGAGTACAAACGGAAGTGGCACTCTTTCTTTTGCTTCTGTAGCTGCTGATACTGGACGTGCTTATACAGACTGGGCAATAAAAGTCGATACGTACACCGCAGTAAATAAAGACCAACTTATAGCTAACAAAAGTACTGCTTTTACAATCACTCTTCCAGCAGGATCAGCAGGAAATACAGTAATTATATGTAATGCAGGGGCTGGGACTGTAACAATAGGAAGAAATGGAAGCCAAAAGATTAACTCTGCGGCTGAAGATGGAACTTTAGCTCAAGGTAATTCAGTACAACTTGTTTATGTTGATGATACTATTGGCTGGTTTGAAATT